TTAATATACATATAAATACCTTTAAGTTTTAAGTATTAAAAAATACTATTAATATCAGCTAAATACCAGACTTTCGTCTGGTATAGCTATATCTTTCATTAATCAGAATATACTTTTACCATTTCTAAAACAATAGAATAAGTATCTCCTGAACTGTGACTTTTAGTGGTAAAAAGAATATCTCCATCTTTACCACTCCCTGCATTATTAGGAATACCGCCAAAATCTGTAAAATCCATATGTCCATTACTACTTTCAGCTAGTTCCATTAAAAGAACATTGCTAGTTGCATTAAAGAACAACTGAACTGACATACCAACAATGGCATGACTAATTCGCATAACTCTTACTTCAGAGCAAGCAACTCCTCGTGAGTTTGAAGTTAAAGCAGATACATCTACTTTAGCTACTGCGGATTCGCCACTGCCATCGCTGACATTGGTAAACTTCATAATACAGCTTCTTCCACCATCTATAATCGTTTGTGAAGTTACTGCATCAGCCATAATTTACTCCGTTAAATTAACCTAAGTTTATATTAACTAAAGAATACTCTGTATCTGCTGAAACAGCCATTACATCGCCAACTTCTTGTAATACATTATCTGTTGCTGGAGCTACACCACCTGCTGTACCGCCTGAACGAACTGCTGCATTACCTACAACTAAAGTTCCTACAGTTAATAGTGCTGCTGGTCCTTTAATAACAGCCCAACCATAGTAGTCTGCTGTCATATCAATAACTGTAGCACCCATTAAAGCACCTGTTTCTGCTGCTGGAGCAACAATTAGATTAGTATTTGGGTTTTCTATTAAAGATAGTTGTGAGCTAGTTGTTAAAGCAGTAGCTAAATCATCATAGCAAGTAATAACAACAGAAGGATCATCTGAATGGTCATGAGCAGGATTAGATTTAACTCTAAGACATTGCCCTTCACCATTAACATCATTTACCCAAAGGTAACCCTCTGCATATTGGTTAAGCGTTAAGTCAGTACCGCCTGTTTCAACAGAAATTGCAGTTTGACCTGCTGCCACTGCTGCTGTTGCTGTCATATTTGCATGATCAGAAACAACTGCTTTGTGTTGTAATAACTTACCTGCTGTTACTGCTGTACCGCCTATTTCAACATAACGATAAACATTATTACCATAAACTAAGGTAGAACCTAATGGGAATAATTGTGTTGAACTTTCACTATAAGGATCAACAGTTCCATATTGGCTTCCGCCTTTACCTACAATTAAATCTGCAGGTCCATATCCTGTTGCTGCAACATATTGAATATGTCCACCATCATTAGTAAAAATATTACCATCTTTATTGATTACTAAACCATCAGTAACTGCACCTGTTGATGAAGCAATATCAATGGTTTTGAAACCATTTTCGGACCTGACCGGTCCATTAAAAGTTGAGTTTGCCATAATTTCCTCCTACGGAAAAAATCTATCGTCTTGGCTTGTCTGCTAGGGCAGTCGATAGATAAATTAAAAATCCCCTAGATTAAAGAAAGGGCAGTTAAACTGCCCTTTATAATTCTATTCTTAGCTTGAACCGGGTGATCCATAAATTCCAAGAGGATCAGAAACTCCAAATGAGTATCTTTCTCTTGATTTATATCGAACATTACCAGTATCAAAATCGCCATCCATAGAAGTTTCCAAAGCTGTTCTTTGGAAATGCTTCATGCCGTTAGGTACATCAGTAACGATAAAGAATGCATTTGTATCTGTTAGATAATGGTTAACCATATATCCTTCAGGTATCGCACCATTGGTACGAATAGCATTAATATCATTATCTGCTGTGCTAACTCTGTTTTGCGATTCTAAAAGACGAGTTGCCACAAACTGTAAAGCTGGTGGAACAATTAGTCTTTTAGGTTTAGCCGCTACAAGCAGACCTCTTTGGTCTTTAAAAGCTGCGATATTAATGATTGAATCTTCTAAAGATGTTTCATTAAGATCGGCACCAGTTGATGGTCTATTGTCGTTTTTTCCACCATCTACAAGAGGGTGTCCATCTCCGCCAGTTACTCCATCACTGCTAGCAGTAAATAAATTAACTCCGTCACCACTTTGGAATGAATTTGTAAATCCATTATTTAGTGGCACTGCTGCTTTTACTTGCTTGGTATAAGCCATTGCTCTTGCTAAAGCTTTTGTATATCTAGCAGATAAAGAATCGTAGAGATTATCTTCGATTGCTTCTTCTGTGATTGCAAAACCTAATGCAATAGTTTCATGGTTATATCTAGCTGTAAAGCTTTCTTGAGCACTATCATAATTGATAGCAGAGCCTTCATTTTTTACAGTAGCTTGACCAAATCCACTTAACTGTACTTCTTCCTCGAATGAACGATCAGAAGATTCAGTTTCGTAGATCATAGTATGCTCATCGTCATACTTGTTATACTCCAAACCGAATAAAGCATTTAATCCGGGTAGGAGTTCTTTCATCATTTGTGGGCGTGATATTGCCATAATATTATCCTCCTAAAGATTAAATTCCGGTTGTGTTTAATAATTGATGTCCGACATTGAACATAACAATTACATCTGTATATGCATCACCTACTGCACTATCAGGTCCTTTTACGAACTCAATAAGTTTTACAGGTAGAGTGTTAGTAGTAGCAATAGTAGAAGAATCAAAAGCGTTTTTGCTTCTTCCAATAGAGGTACTACCAGCAGTTTGAACAACTGCTGCATTGTTTCCTAATGCTGTCTGAGCTAAGGTCGCATCACCTTGCATTCTCATTTCAACAAAAGGGTCGTTTAAAACATAAGCACTAATATCAGCAGCAACTGTAGAAGCTGGATAATATTGTGAGAATGTCATTTGATTTGTATTCGGGTCTGTATAAGAACATCCCATGAATACTCCTATTGGAGTTAATGTAGTTGTACCAGTATCTAGTGCTACCACACCATCACTCGTCATTTTTACAAAATCTCCATAGAATATGGCTGTGCCGGTATTAGACGCAATTTTATAGTGTCTAACTTTTCCTGTATAGGAGCCGCTAGCACTTAAAGTTCCGACTGGTTCAGCACCCATTGGTGTCGCTGTTGCTGACATATCTATTTCCTTTAAATAAAGTTAAATTAAGCAGCTCAAAGCAATATTATGATTTAGAGCCACCGCCAAATGTAGTCCTTGTTTTGCGTTCTGGTTTTAACAGAGGCATACGAGGATCATTATCTTTTAGATAATTGTGATCCACAGCATCCATTTGGTTCTGGGCTTGTTGCCTATAGTATTCATCTCTTGCTGCCATAGTCTCTTTTGGAGCTTTACACAACAACAGTCCACCAACTTCTAAATTACCTTTAGTAGCCCATTCTGAGCCATGATCTGAGATCATGTTTAGTTCAGGGTGATCTTCTGCTTTCACAGGTTCCCATCCTTCTCTAAATTTTGCAGATACATTTACATTGTTAGGTTGACCTAGAATACTTGTAGCCACCCACCTAAATACCCAGCCTTCTTGATGATCAGGCTTTGGTAATTTAGATTGTGGTTCCCAGCTAGTTTTTGGTCTAGCTTGAACTTCTCTAGATTCTGTTTCTCTTGCGGCTCTAGTAACTTCTTCAGTTACTTCAATATTTTTTTCTTCAGACATTTCTGCTCTCCTTAGCTAATTGTGCTACTTGCTTGGCATATTGCTCTGGTGTTATCCCAAGTCTTCTTGCGAGGTTGACTTGAGTTGCTGTTAACTGCACTTTGCGAGGCATGGCACCATTATTTCTTACTGCTGGTGCTACTACACTCGATGGTTTTTTAGAACTCGCAGTTTCAACAACATCTGTTTCGATGCTATCTTCAGCTTGGTTTTCAGTTCCAAAAAAATCTGGGAATGCTTTACGCATTCTTATATCTACTTGTTGATAATATTCATCGCTTGTGGGAAGAATATTTTCATCTTTAATTAATGTTTCATGTAATCCATATGCAAAACCTGTTAAATCTTTATGCTTAGAATCACCAAACCATTTATTGTCTTGTAACCACTTTACACCTTTTGGGTCGGGTGGTGCAAATTGTTGTGAAATATTTTGTTGTGGAGCTACAGGTTGTTGAGTCTGTATTTCCTTTTGTTGTTCATAATAACTAATTTTTTGATTTGCTGATTTAAGATCAACAGATGAATTTAAAATTGTTTCATTGGCTTGTAACATCTTCTCACTATTGCCACTTTCATAAGCTTCTTTAAATTCAGCTTTAGCTCTTTCCAACTCAGATTGTGCCTTAGCGGATATTTGCCCTAATAAAGCTTCTTCACCTTTATTAATTAAAGCTGATAATCTTTTGTTCTCATTTTGAACTTTTGTAGCATAAGCTA